TGGTTGAAGCTTTTCAAGGATAAGGTTTCATCATTTTTCGCGTTTCACATAGCGAAATTTGATGGAGTCGAACCTTCTCTTCCAGTCGTCAGGGCAAGTGTGGAGCGATTTGCGCCTTCCTGCCTTCTAGGGGGCCGTGCCTATCGTTTTGTTCAGTCTCTTTGTAGAGGTGATCAAGACAACTGGCGCAGCTTCCTGTGTAGTGTGCTGTATGCGAAAAAGGGGTTTCCTAGACCCGGTGTTGATTATCTCCGTAAAGGAGAACTATCCACTTTCGCAACTCTCACCACTCAGGTCCCCGAGAATGAAGTTGAGGTGTCCTCGTCAGAGGACATGGCGTGGACGACAAAATCACTGTTTTCATGGTCGGATGAGCAAAGGACTAGGAATCCTTATCTCCCCATGACTATGGATCAGGGTACTTTCCGAACATACGTTCGTGATGTCGTCAAGGAAGTCTATGGAGGGAAACTTTACACCGATAAGCATCGGTTAGAGCCTTTTTTTCCTTCAACTTCCTCAAATTACACAAACACGCGGAGCATGCTTGGCACCGTTGGTGTGATCCTTGATCACCCGACTCTGCTAGAGGGTCTCCGTTCCTCTGAACCTCTAATAACTCAAACTGTGACCGGAGTGGGGTCTGTTCCTGATGTGGTCATCAACGATGTGGAGCTTCGTGCCCGCTTCGCTGAGCTGTACGCGCGTGTGGTTGAACTTGCTGTAACCGAAAAACCGGTCGCTGTTCCCCTTGCGCTGCCAGAGTCACTGAAGGTCAGAACCATCACCAAAGGTCCCCCGCTCCTGGGCTTTGCTCTAAAGCCTCTGCAGCATTTCTTGTGGAGTGTGCTGTCTCGGCACCCCACCTTCATCTACACCGGTCGCCCGGTTGAGGAATGGAGTTTGCAAGACATCATGGGAAATCTCAAAGACGGTCAAAAATGGCTGTCTGCCGATTACTCTGATGCCACGAATTCTCTGTACTCCTGGGCCTCTGATATTGTGGCCGAAGAGCTCTCTTTAGAACTCAATCTCCCCGATAATGAGTGCGTCCTTTTTAAAAGGGCTCTCACTCAGCATACCATGGAGATAAAAGTTGGTTCTGGAAAGAGAAAGAAAAAACTGCAGAAGCCGCAGGTTCGCGGCCAGTTGATGGGATCTATCGTTTCTTTC